GATAAGTGAATAAAACTAAACACTTAAAACAAGAACCAGCAGAAATGCTGGTTTTTGCTATACTATACTCGTGATAGCAAACATATATACTATTATAAGTCCACTGAGAGATGATTATTATTTAAGCGGTGGTCATACCACAGGCAGAGATCTTATAAACGCTCTTAAAGAAATTGGATATTTTGTAAACGTCATAACTCCAAATGATCCTTTTGAGTCTCCAGACATGGCGGATCTTTGTATATTTTTTGATCTGTTCAATGATCCAGGCGCATCTAAATGGTTTAGTCCTGGCGAGCAAAGACAATTTTTAAACACTAGAAAGCCAACTGTTGTTTTTGAATGCGCATACACTGGAGCGACTCCAGAAGAATACGGTGGCTGGGCCATTTCTTCGGATGTTAGATATCAACCAAATGCTATAAAAACTTTTATGGCTGGGCTGATGACGAATAGTTTTGTAAATATATTCCTAAGCCCTCTTCATTACAATGAATGGTGTCGTTTTATTGGTAGCCAAATACCAAATTCGTTTTGTTATTTTCAAAAAATAGACGCTAATATTTTTAAAAACAAAGGATATGAAAGATCAATCAATGTGCTTTATGTTGGGGCAATAACAGAAGCAAAAGGTGTTGTTGAGGCACAATATATGTTTGGTGATAACATAAAGTTTATTGGTCGTGGTAATTTAGGCTTAATAAATCCAAACAACTATTTAGGAACTAGCAAACCAGAAGAAATTGCTGAAGTTATGAATAAATCAATTTTCTTTTTACACACACCAAACTGGAAAGAGGCTTCTGCAAGAACAGTAGTTGAGGCTGCTATGTGTGGGTGTAGACTTCTAGTTAATGAAAATGTTGGCGCGTGTAGTTTTGGCTATGCTGATATTTCAAATCCAGATCATGGCATTATGTCTTATGAAAACATGAAAAGCATATTATCAAAAAGACAGCTTGTTTAAACTAAAAATAAAATCAATCAAGGAATTATAAATTGAATTATGGACTAATAAAAAACATTGTACAAGAGGCTTCTTTAATTGTTGATATTGGTGAAAACTTTGATCAAACTTTTATTGATTATAAATCTATAAACCCAAATGCAGTAGTTCTTTCCATAAAAGAGCCAACATTTAAACTAGATGAGAGAAGTGAATTTCAGACTTTTGATTTTATAAACATTGATGCTCATTTCTCTGAGATATCAATTATTAATGGGGCAGCTAACACTCTTTTAAGAACAAAGTGGCTTTTAATTAAATTACCAGTTTTAGAAAAAAATTCTATATCTTCTTCGCCTGAAAATATAATCAATAGACTTTATGAAATTGGCTTCATCACAAAGCAAATAATAGAAAACAATAAATTTAAAGATGTATTTTTAATAAACACCAAATATGATCAAGATACTTTAAATGATGACTCTCCTAGAAAAACACTTGGTGTAAAATATGATCTATTGCTATGGGCTTATGAAAAAATAAAACCCCAATACTTTATTGAAGTGGGCGCATATAGGTGCCAAACTTCTGTTGGTTTATTTAAAGCCCATCTTCCTAGCAGAGCTTATTTAATTGATATTTTTGAAAAGGCCCCAGTTGAAGAACTCCCACCAGAAGAAGCACCTTTTACATCAGATCAAGCCCTAGAGCTTATACAGAAAAATTTTGGAAGTGAGTTTGATTGTGGTATTGTGATTGGTAATTCAATTGACTCGCTGCCCATTGTTGTTGAAGCAATAAATTCATTTGAGCCTGGTTCAACATTTATTTTTGTAGACGGTGGTCACAGCTATGATACCGCTGTTGCTGATCTAATGAATGCTAGTTTAATAAAACATGATGTATATGTGGCTATTGATGATGCAAACTTTTCGGGAGTTAGTGCTGCCATACAAGATTTTATTAAGGCTGTTCGTGATCGAAATCCACAGGTACTGGTGGCAAGGCCTAATTTAGTAATTTTTAAATTAGAATCAATAAAATAAAATGCAAGAAATAAAAACAGATTGCTCCTTAGGTATTGTTTGCTCTCCTAAAAATGGGGTCTATTTAATTAATTTGCTTAATTCAATAAGCTCTTGTAAATCTAGACCATCTAACATAATGGTTTTTTTTAATGAATACAAAGAAGATTTACGCGAAGCTTTAAACTACTCCGTTTCTTTTGGTGCTGATGTTTTTGTTTACAACAAAATTCAACCATTGGCGCGCCTTTGGAATCAAAGTATTTTGATGTCAAAGAATGAAAAATACTCGTTAATTTTTAACGAAGACACAATAATAAACGACACTGAGTTTTTTGAAAAAATTGATTATTATCATAACGTAAACCCTTTTGTTGTTAAATATTGCGAGGCAATGAGCGCATTTTCTGTGACTAAAGATTTAATTAAAGAAGTTGGATGGTTCGATGAAAACTATTTATGGGCTTGGGAAGACTCTGATTATAGAATCAGAATGTGTAAAAAAAACATTAAGCCATATCACGTTAATCCAGAACCAGTTACTCATTTAAGGTCTCTTGGGCAAAACGGATACCAAGTGCACAAAAGTAAATGGGATTTTGGTATGAACCTTTTTTACAAAAAGTGGAACATAAAAAAAATTATTGAAGACAATAATCTTCCTTTTAACCTAAATGAAAACTGCGAATCTAGTAAAAGGAATCTTTTATTAAACGGCTTTTTTTGTGACTACTTTTATGATAATTTTGCAAAACACGTAGAGCAAAAAATAGAAAACGAAAGCTATTATAATATATGAACATTCTTATAACCGGTGGATGCGGATTTATTGGTCATCATATGGTGGAGTATTTGCTCCAAAATGATGATTGTAATATTGTTATTTTAGATCGTTTAGATGTATCTGGAAATTTAAATCGTCTTACTGAATTGCCAATATGGCAAAAAGAAAAAGGCAGAGTTTCTTTTGTTTGGCATGATATGAAATCCGAACTTCATAACAATGAAGTATTAACTTCTATGATTGGAAAAGTTGATACAATTCTTCACATTGGAGCTTCTTCTCACGTTGATCGGTCTATTGAGGATCCACTTAGCTTTGTCATGGACAATGTAGTTGGAACTTGTAATATGCTTAACTACGCTAGACGACAAGACAACTTAAGCAATTTTATTTATTTTTCTACTGATGAAATATTTGGACCCGCCCCAGAAGGTATAAATTATAAAGAAAATGACCGTTATAATTCTGGCAATCCATATGCAGCAACAAAGGCTGGTGGTGAAGAATTGGCAGTAGCGTTCCACAATACATATAAGATGCCAGTTATGATAACCCACTGCATGAATGTATTTGGTGAAAGACAACATCCAGAAAAGTTTATCCCTCTCTGTGTTAAAAGGAGCATTACGGGTGAAAAGATTTATATTCATTCAAATAAAAATTTGACCAAAGCGGGAAGCAGATATTATATCCATGCAAAAAATGTATGCGATGCTGTGTCTTTCTTATTAAAGAATGGAACACATGGGGAAAAATATAATATTGTTGGTGAAAGAGAAGTAGACAATCTTACACTAGCAAAAATGATTTCAAAGTATGTTGGTAAAGACCTCGCTTGTGAATTAGTTGATTTTCATAGTAGTCGTCCAGGACACGATTTAAGATATGCATTAGATGGATCTAAAATGGCAAATCTTGGTTGGGCGCCAAAAGATAATTTGGAACAATCTATAGAGAATTTGGTGGTGTGGTCTTTAGACAATAAAAAGTGGATTGGTCTATAAGTTATGGATAGTAGTAAATATAAAAATGAAATACGAAATAGAAAAAAATATTTATAGTTATTGGAAATAAAATGAAAACACCATTTCAAATTTTAGAAAATTTAACAAACACACCAAGCGACATAAACGAACATATACTAGTTCTTAAAAAATACGCAGAAGAATGTGGGTCTATTACAGAATTCGGTGTCAGATGGGTGGTTTCAACATTTGCATTTATTTTTGCCCACCCAGAAAAATTAACATCAATTGATTTATTTCATCCATCCCACTTTGGAACAAGCGCAAATAGCAGAATAGACTTTATTGAAAATTACGCAAAAAATTACGGTATTAATTTTAAGTTTATGATAGGTGATTCTTCTTCTGTCGAAATAGAAGAAACAGACCTTCTATTTATAGATACTCTACATAGATACGGACAGCTTAAAATAGAGCTTGAAAAGCATGCTAGTAAATGTAAAAAATATATAATTCTTCATGACACGACTACTTTTGCATTTGAAGATGAAGGTATAGATTACATAAATACAAATCTTGACAATTCTAAAATTGGTCTTTGGCCAGCCGTTGAAGAATTTCTGCAAAAAAACCAAAATTGGTACATAGTAGAAAAAAGATCAAACAACAACGGACTTACAGTTCTTGGTAGACGTTTTAATATTTAAAAACTTTTAAAACCAAACAAAAATGATTAAGAAAAGATTATGCGTTTTTATAACAAATTACGGAGATAATAACAAAGAATATCTTTACCGTCTTTTAGAAGAGCTTAATAACTTTAAAAACAACCATGTTACTGCATATTTATTTTCCACCAAAAACGATGATTATTCAAGGTACGAAAATATTAAAACAGTAAATTATGTATTTGACAAAAGTATAAACCAGGCTCTGTCTTTTCAGCATCTGCATTTTATTAAAAGCCAATTTGGTGAACTTGAAAAAAATCATGATGTCTTTGTTGGTTTAGAAAACGACATTCTTTTACGCGAAGAAACAGTAGATTATTTTAACGAACAAATGCAATATATTAATCAACTGGAGTACTCAATAGGAACATTAAGATATGAAGTTAAGAATAACCAAAAATGGTATATAGACTTACACGTAACTAATATAGAGAAGGCTTTTGAGTATGCCTTTACACTTAACGGTGATAGGTTTTATAAAACAAATATAAACCCGCACAGTGGCCTATGGATTTTTAATAAAGAGCAGCTATCAAGGTTAATTAACATTAATAGAGACTGGACACCACACGAACTAGAGGTAAGCATTACTGGATTTTACAAATCACCTTGGCCTGGAACAGATGGCGGAATTCAAAAAATTGTACCTCTTTCTTGTTTTGAAAAGGTTGAAACGCACCACATGCCAGATAAATATGTAAACTACAAAGAGTGGAACGCTCTCTATAAATGTGAAACAAAAGACGATATATTTGAGTTTGACCAAAAGGAATTTAAAAAATTGCAACAAAAATAATGTCGCTCTTATCAAAAAAAATAACACTAACAGATTCTGAAATAAAAATATGCCAATGGCTTGCAAAACAGCGCCACTCTTCAAATAGGAGTGGCGGTGTTATAGATGGAAAAATCGGACCACAGTCCTGTGAAGAAACCGATCTTGAAGGAATTTGTGGTGAGTTTGCTTTTTGCAAAGCTCTTAATTTATATCCAGACATGTCCATAAGTCCGAGAAAAGGCTCACATGATGTATTTGCCTTTGGTAAAACAATAGACGTTAAAACGACAAAATACAAAACTGGCAAGCTACTGGCCAGGCATTCAAAAAACGAGACGCCTTCTGAGCTTTATGTTTTAGTTGTTGGTCAGTGCCCTTCATATAAAATAGCTGGCTGGTGTAGTGGATTAGATCTTATTAAGGACGATAATCTTCTAGATCTTGGGTACGGAAAAACATACGGACTTGAGCAATCTGCGCTCAAGCCCGTAGAAAAGATTAAGGAGTCTTTTTTACCTAACTTTAAGAATTGACATTACCATATCCATTGCTTCTTTTTGCTTTTTTGTTTGGTCGTTTTGCTGAAGCTGATTTGACGCAACACCACATGGGTTTTCTCCATTGCAATTTCCTCCAGCAGTAAATACTCCAAGGCAATCACTCGCGCTTCCAGCCACTTCGCAGATTGCTCCACCAAAGTCAAGGTACGTGCAGCAGGAACCAGTTTGACCAACAGCAAAAGAACATCTAGCAATGTAAAGTTGACGAATAATTTCAATCTGTGCGTCTATGTCCGCTTGAGTAACACCAGGTCTTAACGGACCAGTTCCATATTGGCCGTCTTCACCCGCGTAGGCAAGGTAATATCTTAACTCTCTGTCAACCCAACCACCTGGACCAAATAAAGAACCCCAGGTTGCAGGATCGTCTGGCTTAAAATCTGGGTGAATCCTTTGCCAAGAAAGTGGTTTATCTCTATCCGTTACCCATTGGTCTGCTGGCATTGAGCCATCACCAGCAGGCGGGCCAAGGGATAATTGAGTACATCCGCCACTAGGAATAGGATGAGGTCTGCAATACATCCCGTCTACCATGGTAGCGTATGTTTGTTGCACTAACCAAAGATATCTTAGCGGAAATGTTACTCCGCAAAGCGTATTTGTTGAACCACCCCCCATTAAACTTTCTTCGGTAGACTCTGGTCTTTTTAAGACTGTTGGTATTGGTTGTTTTAAAGCGATTAATTTAATAGTATCTTCTATTGATCTTTCCATTTCATTTCCTCTTGAGCAAGGAAACCACCATATCCATTACTTCTTTTTGCTTTTTCACTTGATCGTTTTGCTGAACTGGATTTGGCGCTAGGTCACCGCACGGATTTGATCCACTGCAGTTTCCTCCTGCCGTGAAAACGCCTTCGCAAGCACTCGCGCTTGCAACCACTGCGCAGACCGGTGGAGAAAAATCATCGTATGTGCAGCAAGAACCGCTCTGTACTTGTCCAATACAGCCGTTATCCATAAGGAATTTAGCATAATACATAAAGTCTGGAAGTCCTTGCCAGTCACTTGACCACCACTGGTCAAACATCTCCCCAGTACAAGGCATGCCCGCCATTCTGTTTGTTACACATTGGCTTATAGCGCGCTGAACCCAGCTAGTGCACGTATCCCTCCAGCCGTTGCCCGCCGTGCTCGGGCTGCTATGCGTAGGAACACATAGGTAATAGAAAAGTTTAGCTGGTCCATTTACTGAGTAATCGCCTGCCCAACCCGCAACTAAAGCGTCCGCTATTCTTGTTATAAAAGATGTTTTTACGGCTTCCCATTCAGCCTGATTAGTAAATGCTGGACCCATCATCTGACTCAATGACGGGCATCCAGCCGGCCATTCCATAGCTCTTTTAAACCCTCGTGGGGGAACAAAATTTGGATCATAGTTATAGTAACTAGTTGGATTATTTACATCTTCTGATATTATTAAAAATACCCCACCATGAAGCGCCTTTATACAAGAACAAAATTGCGGAGGATTGGTTGATTGACATGTTTTACAATACTGTCCTGGGTTTGAACTGTCCCATTCCCAAGGCTCCCCAGCTGGCTGAAAACCGCCCTTCTCCTCATCTATCGGTGCTGGCTCATATAGAGCTGTTGGCTCTGGTTTTTTCACAGCAATTAATTTTTGTAATATTTGCTCTATTGACTTTTTCATTATAATACCTTATACACCTTTATATTTGGACCCTTTTAATGGATTTATTATTCATTTTTTCCCCTTAGAGGATAGTCTATGAGACGCTGGTAATAAATCTGTATCAAATGGTTTTCTCTTAAATGACCCTGTCCTTAGGGCGTGCAAGAAACCATTTACTCTGCCGTATCCCCATTGGTCCGCACTTCGTACATTTGGTCTTACGCTCTGAGGATTTGTTTTGTAAGCACCAATACCTCTTCTAAAAACCGTCACAAGTGTTGACGTTCGTATCTTGTGTTTTCCTTTTTTATTATAATCTTCAGCTTTTTTCTTAAGAGCATTTTTAACAGAGTCACTAACGTAGTCACCGCCCTGTGTAAAATAAGATCTTAGGAAAGCATCAAATGAAACAGGGCCTTCGCACTCTGGAAAATCAATTTCATCTGTATCAACAGCTTCAGCTTTAGACATTTTCTTTTTATACTTCGCCAAATTATTGTGAAGTGCATCACGTGAAGAGCACGGCAGATAATAGGTTGTATTTGCTTTTAAGCCACTTTGCTTGCCGTCTATATTATAAAACTCCTGCGTGCCGCCACAGTCAAGTTTCTTTGCCATGTTTTCGGCAGCTTCACGAGTTGTAAAAATATAATTGGGTTCTTTGGTATCCATAACTGTACTTTTATTTATACACCTATACTCTAATATGCGAATAGCTTTTATAAACAACTTCTTTAACGCTGGAGGCTCGTCTCTAGCGTCTTTTAATCTAGCTCAGACATTTTCCAATAGCCACGAAATGATGTTTGCTGGATGCATTGATGGGCCTTTTAGAGAAAAGTTCTCTAAACTTGGTCAGACACATTTGTTTGCCAACAATAACTTTGAATACGGTCAACCGCTTATTGACCTATTACACTCTTTTAACCCCGACATTATTCATATTTTTATACCAGGTGCTCAATCATTACTTTTTATTGACGCATTGCCAAAATGCAAACTTTTTGCAACCGTTCTTTGTGGACAACCTGTTACTTTTGATCATACTAAATTTAAAAAGATTTTCTTCATATCAAAATATCAACAGGCCATGAGTCCACTAGTGAATAATGGTGATATTGTTAGATACGGAATCTCTTCAACAGAAACAATTGCTAAACAACAAGAGATACCTAGTTTTGGCAGAATTTCTAGTTTTTGCCCATCAAAGATGATACATGATACAATTTACTGCGCGGCTAGAATGCCTGAAAATAAATTTGTAATTGCTGGTGAGATTCTAGATAAAACGTATTTCGAAGGTTTAGCAGCTTATCTTAACTACACAGGATCACAAAACACAAAGATTCTCACAAATATAAACGACGAGCAAAAACAAGAAATAATAAACACATGTGACGTATATCACTATCCGACATCTAATGAGGCTTTTTGTCTATCAATACTAGAGGCATTTTCTCATGGAAAACCAGTAATCTCATACAGAAACTCTGCAATGCCAGAACTTTTTGAGACAGACGAATGGCTATGTGACGACTTTGAATCTTTGTTAGAATTGACAAAAAAGATGGCTAGCACTTCGACACAAGATCGACAAACTATTGGCATGAAGAATTTTAATCTTTACAAGAAGTATGGTGCGGACATTTACGCTCAAAAAATCGAACAAGAATACAATAGCTGAATCTAAAAACGATGTGTATGCGAAATTACTAATCCTATAATAACTACTAACATGAGTCTACCAACACAGTACCAACAGTTTATTCATTTATCAAGATACTCAAGATTTCGCGATGAGCTTGGTCGTCGTGAAACGTGGATTGAAACTGTTGACAGATACTTTGATTTTTTTGTTAATCATCTAAAGACAAATCAATCTTATAACATCAATAAAGATTTGGTTACAGAGCTTAAAACAGCTGTACTTAATCTTGAAATTATGCCAAGCATGCGGGCACTAATGACTGCTGGTGAGGCCTTGAAGCGAGATAATGTTGCGGGGTATAATTGTTCATATGTCACGGTCAGCAGAGTCAGGGCATTTGACGAAATCTTATACATTCTCTTGTGCGGCACAGGAGTTGGATTTTCTGTTGAGCGACAATACGTCGAAAAGCTCCCAACTATCGCTGAAGAGTTTACAAACAGCGAGACTACTATTGTCGTTCAAGATAGCAAGGCTGGCTGGGCTAAGGCATACAGAGAACTGGTATCCCTACTTATTGGAGGCCAAATTCCAAAATGGGACGTGTCAAAAGTTCGTGCTTCTGGCGCAAGACTCAAGACATTTGGTGGACGTGCATCTGGTCCGGGGCCACTGGAAGATCTCTTTAGATTCACTATTGATACTTTTAAGAAGGCTGCAGGAAGAAAACTCACTTCAATCGAGTGCCACGATGTGGTCTGTAAGATTGCAGAAGTTGTCGTGGTTGGAGGCGTGCGAAGATCTGCACTTATATCGCTCAGCAATCTTACTGATGAAAGAATGCGAGACGCAAAGTCTGGAGCTTGGTGGAATGAAAATCCACAACGCGGTCTTGCAAATAACTCCGTTGCCTACAAGGAAAGACCAGACATTGGTATCTTTATGGAAGAATGGGTTTCGCTTTACAAGAGCAAAAGTGGCGAACGCGGTATCTTCAATCGTGAGGCATGCAAAAAGACTGTTGAAAAACTAGGAGATCGAAGAGACGCATCCTATGAGTTCGGAACCAACCCATGTTCTGAAATTATCCTAAGAGATCGTGAGTTCTGCAATCTAACAGAGGTTATTGTTCGTCATGACGATACAGAAGAATCCCTTTCTAGAAAGACGAGATTGGCCACCATCCTTGGAACATTTCAGGCCTCACTAACATATTTCCCATATCTTTCATCAGAATGGAAGAACAATTGTGATGAGGAGGCTCTACTCGGCGTTTCACTTACAGGAATAATGGACAATCAAATGATGGGTACTGTATGTCCTGAAACAGAAGATATGCTAAAAAGAGTAAAGCAAGTTTCTATTGATACAAATAAAAAATTTGCAAAGGAAATCGGCATAAATGCAGCAGCTGCAATCACTTGTGTAAAACCAAGTGGTACTGTTTCTCAACTTGTTGATGCCGCCTCGGGCATTCATCCACGCCATAATAACTACTATATTAGAACTGTTCGGGCTGATAAGAAGGACCCATTGTGTAAGCTAATGATTGACAATGGCTTTCCCTACGAGGCATGTGTAATGAAGCCAGATACAACAATGGTTTTCTCATTCCCCATGAAAGCAGAAGGCTCTAGAACTAGAAATTCATTCACTGCAATACAGCATCTTGATGCTTGGCTAATGTATCAAAGAAACTGGTGTGAACATAAGCCGTCTATTACTGTAACAGTCAAAGAACACGAATGGATGGAAGTTGGTGCTTGGGTATATAACCACTTTGACGAGATCAGTGGAATTTCCTTCTTACCACACTCAGACCATTCTTATAGACAGGCACCATATCAGGACTGCTCTAAGGAAGAATACGAGAAAGTGCTTGTTTCTATGCCAATAGATTTTGATTGGTCAAAATTAACTTCTTACGAAAAGACTGATTCCACTGTCGGCACACAAACATTTGCGTGTAGTGGCGATAAATGCGAACTGGTTGATATCACATGATTATTAAAATAAAAACGTTTTCTGAAAATGCAAAAATTCCTTCATATGCCACGGCTGGATCTGCTGGTGTTGATTTGTGCTCAGCGGTTGCTGTGACCATCGAACCTGGAAAAATTGCTCTTGTAAAAACAAATTTATCACTTGAGATGCCGCCAAACATTGAAGGGCAAATACGATCTAGGAGTGGTTTGGCAATTAAAAATGGAATCTTTGTTCTCAATGCACCAGGAACAATTGATTCAGATTATCGTGGCGATGTTGGTGTGATACTTGCGAACTTTGGTGAAAAGACCTTTGAGGTAAATATTGGTGATAGAATTGCGCAAATGGTTTTTGCAAAAGTGATTAAACCTGAATTTGTTGAGGCTCGAGAATTATCAACAACAGAACGCGGCACTGGTGGGTTCGGGCACACTGGTGTCTAGTGTATTTATGATTGATGAGCGCAGAGAAATATATAAATGAAAATCGTGGCTCACTCCTTTCAATATACTCACAAATATTGTCCTCAGAGGAGCTTTCCTGCGAAGTGTTTGATAAAAAATTAGATGATAAAAACAAAAAAGATATTTGTAAAAAAACAATAGTTGTACACAAGTATTTAAGTGGAGAAGTTGATTTTCCAATTAATCTTGCTTTTTTAAAGCCAAAAGATTCTCTTCTTGTAGAAGAGCTTTACAGCATAATGCTGTGCGAAGAATTTGTAAAAGCTGGAAAACTTACGCGTAATGGGGACATTTACGAAGCTATAATAGACTGGGATTTTAAAGTTATTCCCAAGTTTAAAAAATACGTTAAGGGCAAGTAATGCCTATATACCCATTCGATTGCCAAAGCT